GTGGCCGTTGCCGTTATACTCTACTTTGTATTTTGGGTAATCTTCCCACACCGCATACAAAACAGTATCCTCAGAAATGGTGAAAGTAGACCCGCCAACATATAGCGGCACACTTTGACCCTTACTGGTATGCCAACCCTTAAAATTATGAAGAGTACACGTCAAACCCCCAACATTACCAAACACCGTAACCTGGCTACCCACATAATACGGACTATTGTAATCCACAGGCACCGTACCTGTGCCTTCATGGCCATCCATTCTGCCAGCGTCATATGTAACCTTAAACTTTGGATTCTCAACCCAAACCGCGTAAAGAGTAACGTTCGCATTGCCCATAGTAAAAGTGGAAGGCAATACAGATGAGCCTGAAACAGAAAAATCAGGCACAACAGCTGACGAGTTGGTGGCCCATCCTTTAAACGTGTAATTTGTTTTAACAAGGTTGCCCGTGTTAGCAGCCACAGAAACAGATGCGCCTTGCTCATACAAGTTGCTATCTGACGGAACCGACCCACCTGTATGGCCATTACCGTTATACGTTAATGAATATAAAGGTGCCCAAACCGCATACAAAGTAACGTTTGATGCGCCCATAATGAAAGTGGAAGGAGTTACAGTGGAGCCTGACACTGCAAAATCAGGCGTAACCGCAGAAGCTGAATATGCCCAACCTTTAAACACGTATCCCGAACGTACAAGACCGCCAGTGTTAGCAGCTACAGTTACAGAAGAATTCTCCTCATACACACCATTATCAACAGGAACACTACCCCCAGATGCGCCGTTGTCATAATATGTTACAGTGCAAGGTAACGGGTCACCACGCACCTCACAAACAAGACGCATAGCGGTGTTACTTTTCCAGCCAACATAACTCTCATCTTCATCATGTTGTGTATTATAATATCCGGCGTTGCCACAGTTAAACACTTCATTATTAGTTGCAAATGAGTGAAAAACCCTTGCGTCAGTATAATAAAAAGGGTATTGTATTTGGGTGCATTCTATGCTAAAACAGTATATTTGTCCTTTAACTGTTTGAAAACCCGAAGGAAAAACAAAAACGGTCTTATTACCTAAATGTGTCGAGGGAAAATTTGTACCCCACACACCATTAGAACTTGCAAGACTACTACCAACAGGTAAATCATCTCCAAATGTTTTTTGTGTAGCGTAAATTCTTGCAGTAAACAATGATTGTTCAGCACTTGGTTTGTCTTGGGTGTATATTGTTACTTCTACTTCACGCAGCTTTGAACCATCGCCAATAAATGTTTGATAAACAGCCGAAGACGTATTTGTAGGTGCTTGTGGATAAACTGCGGTTATCCTGTATGTATCCCAAACCCCTACCGTTCCAGATATGTGTTTAACGTACGCTATTTTATGTGACGCCATAGTTTGTTTGCTCCTAACAGTTTATGTGAATTTGTAAATATGATTTTGTGAATTTTGTTAACTAGAAAAAAGAAAAAAGAAGGGGGTTAGTTTGTTTGGTCTGTAACGTGTTTAGTTGCAGACTCAGGTTTTTCAGGTGTCTGTTTGTTTGCTGTTGGTGTTGGTTCTTTTGTTGGCACTTCATTAACCACCACTACTGTGGGGTTTGGAGAGATAGTGATGCTTAAGGGGCTAAATTTTGCTGCTCTTTCGCTACTGCACGGGAAAACATCGCCTTTCTTGTATGTGCCATCTTCAAAAGTGAACATGTCAACAATCACGGTGCATTTAACTTTCATACATTTTCCTCAAAAATTTTGTTTACTTGCTTATTGTTGTTTCTAAAAAAAGAAAGAATGGGGCTTGTTAGCCTATGTTTGATAGGCGACATAAGCCTAATGGTTGGTAGACTACTGGTAACCCGCGGAAGTACACTCGACCGAAAAGGTTGCTGCCGTCTTCTAGGTCGGTTATTGCTGTTTCAAGGGTGGTGTCTTCGGCAAGTATTAATTTGAAGGCTTCAGCATGCTCCACAGGGGACACTAAACCTTTACCTGCAGGAATAGTACCAGACGCAATAACTTCACCGCCAAGTAGCACGTTTTCTTGTGCCCATTTACGCCAAGTATCACCAGTAGCGGGATCAATGCGTTTGCCCATCATTGTGTACTGGGCTGGGTTTAAGATTAGGTTGTAGGGGCCTTCAAATCCGTTGTTTAAAAGTGCAGCTGTTGACAATGTTAGGGCGGTTTCAATGTTTGCAGCGTTACTAAACGGTAAGGATGTGGCTATGTCGTTTCCTGCGGCTGTGTATAAGCCTTTGATGTGGTAGTTTGTGCCGTTTTCGCTCCAGCCAAGTAGTAACATTTCATCTATGAGTCTTGTTACTTTTAGTGCGCAGGTTTCAAAAGTAGTTGTGTCAAGGGGTGCGCCGTTTCTTTGGCTGCTTAGTAGGTCGTATTTGCCTATTTTGCCTTCTTTGTGAATGTAGGGTATGGTTACGGATTTGCGTTCTTTTGTGGGGGCGTCTATGTTTAAGCGTCCTGGCCATGCCCAGTCTATGTTGGCAGGGGACATTTCGCCTGCGGTGTCAAAAGCGTAGCTTTGGGCGCCTGGGTCAATGTTTTTTACGGCTTTAAAGATTTTTCGTGCTTTAAGGCTTATTTGGGTTGTTTTTGTTATTTCGGTTTCAAGGTATTGGTATTGTTCAGGGGTTAGGTAAGTGTCTGTTTTTCCAATCATTCTTAGGGGTTGCATTTTAGATTAAGCTCCTTACTAAAATTTTTCCTGCTTCATTTACTGTTTCTTCAGCAACAGCTAGGGGGGTTCCTGTGGTGTGGGGTGTGAGTGTTCCGTTTGCGCCAGCTTCCAATATTTGCCCTTTTGCGGCGGCTGTGGTGGTTTTGCATACTAGGATGATGCCTGGGCCGTTGATTATTGATGCGTGTGCGCCTGTTTTGTATGGGGTGTCAATGTTTAGGGGTCGGTCGGGTGCTCCTGTGTGTTCGTATGCAAAGAATCCGTATATTTTTGCGCCTATGTCGCCTGTTTTTGCCTTTGAATCATCAACACCTGCACATGCTGTATCGCCAGGTAGGGGAGTGCCTTCGACTTCTTTGGATTGCATACGTAACCCACGGGGATCACGGACAAGGGCGTTTAAGGGTCGTACTTGACTACGTTCCTGAGTGGACATTACACAGTTCCTCCTGTGGTTGGTTTGATGTCGGCGCCAAAGGTTGTTCGGCGTGGCATGCTTTTTGCAAGTTTGTCTGCTTCGTAGGCGGCTATTGAGGTAAATGTTGAATCACGGTTCTTCATTAAGCACGTTTTTATCAGGGCTAGGTCGCCTAGGGTTTTTCCTGTTAGTTCGTGTTTGGTCCAGTGACCGTCGGAGTTTTCGATGATTTCGGCTATTAGGGTTTCTTTTGCTACTTCGTCTTTGATTTTTTTGTCTTCTATTGCTTGTTTTGCTATGTCAGTTGCTTGGGAGAGTTGGTCTTCTAGTTTTTTTATGTGTATGCGAAAGAGGTCGTTTTCTTTTTTTAGCTGAGAATCCGTTGGAGGCAACGGATACGCGAGGTAAACGTCTGCCTCTGTTATTCCAGCTGTTTTTAGTTTGTCTAAAATTTCTTCTTTTGTTGGCATAACTTTTTTTGCTCCATAATTTTGCGTTCTAGTTTTTAGTCACCATTTGAACAGTGTGGGTGAACGATCATACAGATCGAGAGCTTGTCAGGATGTGACTAAGACACGTTTTGGAGGATTTTTTGCCATTGCCGGAAAATTTGGCGGGACTCAGCAAGTATGTCAGTTTTAACTTCTGACTCCATTTGTGGTGGGGTTTGTTGTGTGGGCGTTGGTTGTGGTTGGGTTGTTGTTTGTTGTTTGTCTGTTTCAGGCACTATGGGTAGTTTTCCTGTGTCTATTACTTCAAGTACGTCGGGGCCGTAGTGGTCGTAGAGGCGTTGTCCTGCGGTTTGCCAGCCTACTTCTTTCATGTGACGGCATACTGGGCATTTTTCTAAAATTGTGTTGTCGATTTGAATTTTTGAAGTGTCTGCGCCTATGCCACATATGGGGCCTGGGCATCTGCCTGCTTCAACAGGCGCAGCAACATGCTGCAAGAAAATGTTACGCTGCACCAAATCGTACTTTTCACCATTAAAAGCGCCAGATGTCCAGTCGAGCTCACACACAAAGCCTATTGACACATCTTTAAGGGAGCCGTCTTTTAAGCCGTCAATAACGTAAGGTGGTACTACTTCTTTAAACCACGTAATATCAGCCCTTACTCCTCGGCGGTTTGGGCGTTTTGTTTTTGGGTCAATTAAATCTTTTACGAATTGAAAATTAGTTGCTATGCCATGTAGGTCTTTGCCTCGTACTAAGAGGTTGTTTGTGTCTTCGCCTGGATGCGCCATGGTCATTATACCCACGGCTCCAAGACGTTGCGCGTACCTGGTCATTTTTTCTAGTTCATCAGCAGGCTTATACGCGGCGCCATACCCGTAACTATGAACAATCTCAGACGCAATAACCGCCGACATAGTTAATGTTTGATCATCCTCCTTAACAACTGCCTTATCAAGAATTGCCTGATCAAACACTATCCTAGTATCATTTTTGCTTGGTTTTTCTTCTGTTGTCATAACTTTTTTGCTCCATCTCTTTGTTTTTCTTTTTTTCTAGTGTTTATAGTCGTAAGTTTTTGGTTAATCGTACTAGTTCGCATCCGCAGTGGGGGTGGACGCGGGGATAAATCAGGTTTGCATCCCTAATTTCAAGGTACGGAAATATTGTGCGTAGTTCGTCGCCGTAAAAAACTTGGCCGTTGTAATGAGCGCAATCTTCGCACATGTTCTCATGGTCACTTGAGACAAATATCCACTCATCTAGTTTACCAAAAAATCCTAAGCCCCTAAGGGATTCTGGCACCCAACGTTTGTCGTTTTGTTGGATAAGGCGTATGGCGCTTATTATGCTGCTAAGTCTCATGTTTGTGACGCTTCAAATCTTTAGGCTTAGCTTTCAAATCAATTAGTAAAAATTTATCAGCCTGCAGTAGTTGCTCAGTTGGTGTTTCTTTTGTGCCTTCTTTTGACTCAGGGGGTGGTTCGAAGAGTTCGGTTAATGTTGAGCCTTTTAATTTTTTACCTTGCTCATCTGGTAAGGCTTCAAGGTCTTCCTCTGCTCTTACTTCATCAATTGTCATGTACTCTAGTTTTATTTGATTTGCTCGGACACGGTCAAGCTCTACTTTAGCTTTATCTACCTCAGAGAGCTCAAAGGCGCTGTTCCAAATGATTGCGTAATTTGTAACAGTTTTTTTGCGGTAATCCCTAACAGCAGATTTAACGTTATCATTATTGTTTGATACTTTTAAACGCGCAATCTGCCCGCTTTCAGCTAACCACATTATAACTTGATGTATGACGCGTGTGGGTTCACCGTTTTGTATACGACTTATTACTTTAAAGTAGTCTTGCATGTTTACATCAGAGCCTGTTACAGCTCCTGCTTGGGCGCCTACAAGTTTGGCTTGCGGAATACCTGTCGCTATAGCTATTTGCTCTAGATTTGATTTAAAAAATGGTATAGGGTTTAATGCTGAACCTGCGGCGCCTTTAAAATCAAGCGTCACCCCATCATTCTTATCTTGACTGTTTTGTATTAGGCAAATGTAGCTTCGGTTCATTAAATCGCTAAATGCGCCTGATGATACGTAGGCGTCTAGGGTTTTTTGGTTGGTTTTCTCTGGGAATGATAGGACGGGAAAACCGCCGCCGAAGCGGAAGAGCCATTGTGCCGCGCCCCAGCGTATGTTGCGTCCACAGGTTATATCATCAAATACAGGCGCTAAGACTGAAAACTTGTTATCAACCTCAATGCACCGTGTATAATGCACATAAAGAATGCGGCCGTCGCCTTGGTCTATGCGGTAAATTTCAGGCTTACCAAACCGCAAACTATTAACATCCAAAACTTTCTTATCAACAGTGTAATCGTTAGTTTTTCTGCAGTCTTGCGTTTTTGGGTATGTTTCAAACTGCAAAAGCTTAGCACCTTTCCGCAGCGGCTTCTGTAGGTCAGCGGTGGTTTTTGCGTCATCAAACGCACAGACAAGTAAACTTTTTCCATAAATGCGAGCCTGCGTTAATGCTTCAGTTAACACGCCCTGAAACCCTAGTTTTGTTAACTCGTTTTGTACCATAGTGTTTAGGTCTATGTCGGGGTTTTTTGTTTCTAAATCATCAACATAGAACCATTTATCTGTCACGTCTGCAGCGACGCCATAGGTTAAAAAATGCGCTACTGGTTCTCGACAAGCAGCAAACGCATAATCCGCATCTGACACCGCTTGACCAAACCCAGCCCCCCTACCATTAGTAGAGGATACACCTGTGGCCTGCTCAAAATGATCCCCCACAACATTTAGACTATCAGGATGAATGATTAGGCCTCCATCGTTTGTAACTTTAACTGCCATACTTTTTTTACTCCATAACCCTATTTTTTGTTTTTTAAAATAGTCTAAATACCGGTTCAGCTGGTATGCTGTTGCGTAATTGTTCAAAAGCACCTGACAAAGCGTCTACTTGATCATCATGACCACCAAGGGGGAAGGCTTCTAGTTCGTCTAAGAATTCAGTGTTCCAAGTAGCTTGTAGTATGCGAAAGTTGCCAGCATCCCAAGCAGACGACACAGGCGCTGCACGTTCAGCTTTAGAACCAGACGTTTTCACGCCTCTGAAAATGAAGCCTTTTAACACTTCTCGGCTGTAATAATCAATTGTGTCAACACCACTACTGCCAGGTTCCTGCTCCATAAACACAGGCGTAGTAAAACCGTCTTCCATGGCAGTGTTTTTAATTGTTAATTGCACATCCGCAGGCACTTTTCGCGAACGCCGTACATCAGCCACATAATAAACGCCGTCTTTTTCTGCAAGCTTAACACCAACAGTGTAATCGGGGTCTTTATTATTCTTCTTTGGCACTGTGGAGGCTTTATCCCAAAAACGTACAAAACTTAACCCTGCAGGTAAAGCCAAAACGATTTGAGCTTTCTCACGTGTAAACAATGTTCCACCGTGACGAGCAGACCAATCTCCAAAGCGGTATTGCCGTCGTGTAATAGGGTCAAGTTCAGCTAAACTCTTCTCGTACTCGTCTTTATCCAGATGCGGATTATCTTCAAGTAAAGCCGGTACAAACAAGCGACCATATAATACACCTTCCAATAGGAACCGTCGATATACCCATTCATGACCCACACC